TTGGATCAAGGGTGCCATCAAGCACCCGGGGGCGGAGACCGCCAAGGCCAAGAAGGCAGGCGAGAGTCCAATGGAGTTCGCGCGCGCGCACAAAGGGGCGTCCGGTAAAACTGGGCAGCAAGCCCGGCTCGCATTGACGCTGTCGAAGTTGAGGCCTGGTGGATATAAGGGAAAACGGTGATGCCACTGATCAAGAGTGCCTCCAAGGAGGCCGTGGGAAAGAACATTGAACGGGAAGTCGAGGCGGGTAAGCCCCAGAAACAGGCCGTTGCGATAGCGTTGGAAACCCAGCGCCGCGCGGGCGGGGGAAAGCCCAAGCCCAAAGGGGGCGGTCTGTCCGCCCTTCGATCCGGAGGTTACAGAGGAAAACGCTGACTCCGAGCGACATCGGAGGCGCAAGCGTCCAGCGAAATGGGCGAGTCGTAACCCCAACGAGACTGGGGGAAGGAGAGTACAATGGCAGATGAAAGGCCGCTCAGCCCTGAGGACCAAAATCAGCTCGAGATGTTCCGTCAAACACTCGCGCCCGAAGTGCCTCCAGAGGCCCCTAGCATCCCACCCGCTTCTGGAGGCCAGCCCCCGGCGACTGAAGTCCCAGCTCCGGCGCCGGGGGCGCCCACCGAGATACCGCCTGAACAGGTGCCCTCGTGGAGGCTTCGGGAAGAGTCGGAGGCCAGGAGGGCCGCCGAGGGTCGGGCCGCCGCGCTCGAACAGCGGCTCGGCGAGATTGATCGGTACTTGGAACAGCAACGAGCCCAACAAGCCCCCACCAAGACCCCGGATTTTTTCGAGAATCCGGACATGGCAGTCAGGAACGTTATCGCCCAGGTGATGATGCCCTATCTACAGGAAGGGCAGAGGGTCAGCATGGCGAACGCACAACTGATTGCCTACGCGGTTCATGGTCAGGAAGAGGTCAGCAAGGCTGAGCAGGCCTTTCTCGAGGCAGTAAACGCGCAAAGCCTCGATCCGATGGAGTACGAACAGGTCGTACAATCTCCAAATCGCTTCGACGCCGCCGTCAAGTGGTATAAGAAGCAATCGGTTCTGTCTAGCGTGGGTTCGAATCCAGAGGAATGGTTCCAGAAACGACTGGACGCCGCGATGGCCGATCCAGCGTTTCAGACCAAGGTCCTCGAGAAGATTAGGGCCAGCGCGAGTACTCGTCCCGGAGAGGTACGGTTGCCACCGTCGCTCACTCGAGTCCCTGGCTCCTCTGGTGGAGGTGGCGAGGTGACTGGGGATTTGAGCGATAGAAGCCTCTTTGACTTCGCCAGACCTGGGCGATAATTGGGGAGGCAATGATACCTATATGTCGGTTTCCGACATAGCGGTATGATTCACTGAAAGGACGACCCAGCCATGGCTGTGTCAGAAATCCAAGTAAACAACAAACTCATCAAGTTCACTCAGGAGATCAATCGAGAGTTTGTTCGTGAGAATATGTTCTCGCCCTACATGGGCGAGGCAGCAAACGCCATCATCCGGCTGAGAATGGATCTCAAGCAGGGTGGTGAGGACATGAATATTCCCATTGTCGCGCGGTTGCGCGGCGCTGGGGTCGCTACCGAAACGCTGGTCGGTAACGAAGAAAAGATCGATAACTATGGGATGAGAGTCCGGATCGAGTGGGCTCGAAATGCCGTGGTTATGAACAAGGCTGAGATGCAGAAGGATAGCGCCGATATCTTCGGCGAGGCCAAGCCGCTTCTCAGTGACTGGGGCAAAGAGCTGCAACGGGACGAGATTATCTCGGCACTGATGGCCATTCCGAGTGAGACTCTTCCCACCAGCTCTGGCGGCCAGCGAGTAAATGGTGTCCTGTACAACGTGGCGACGGCCAGTCAGTTGAACGACTTCAATGCCGTCAACAAAGATCGGTTGCTGTTCGGCAACTCGACCACGGGCTGGAACGCCACCCATGCAACTGCACTTACGGGCGTGGACAATACTGGCGATAAGTGCACGGCAGCCAACCTATCGTTGGCCAAACGCATGGCTATGAACGCCGACCCGAAGATCCGTCCATTCAAGACGAAGGACGGGTACGAGTACTATGTGGCGTTCATGGGCACTAACCCGTTCCGCGATCTGAAGATCGACCTTCAGACCGTGAACAAAGACGCTCGCGCGCGTGAAGGGCGCGGGATGGACGACAACCCGATCTTCCAGGACGGTGACCAGATCTATGATGGCGTGATCGCTCGATGCGTGCCGGAGATCTCGAATATGGTCACTAACGTCTGGACGAACTTGCTCACCGCGGGCGCCTCGAGTGGTCGCGTTGAGCCGGTATTCCTCTGCGGCCAACAGGCCGCGGTGATGGCCTGGGGCCAGATGGCAAAGCCCACGTTCCGTAAAGAGGACGACTACGGCTTTGTCAATGGCGTAGGCATCGAGATGGCCTACGGCGTGTCGAAGATGTACAAGAAGCATCCCTACAATTCGGCGGCGACTCCAACGCCGTTGAAGCAGTGGGGAATGGTGACTGCCTTCTTCGGCTCGGCGGCGGATTAAGGGAGGGAACCATGCCAAATCCTGTGACCGGACTCAACAATCAGGTTCCCGCTCGTGACTTCGGTTACGAGAGCGTGCAATATCTGCGCCGCAATATCGGTTTTGGGGTGCAGGCGACCGCGATCGAGGTCGGAAAGCTCCCGCCCGGTGCTATTGTGGTGGGTGGAGGCATTCTGGTCAAGACGGCGTTCAATGCTGGCTCGACCAACCCCGTTGCTGTTGGTTTTGGCATCTGGGGAGGTGATGCAGCGGCAAACTCGAGCTATTATGGCTCGTCGGCTGGTGCTGCCGGATTTACGGCAATCACACTCACGGCTGTTCAGCCAAGCACTACGGAACGGCAAGTGACAGTGACCTACACGCCTACTGGCACCGCGGCGAGTGCCGGTGAGGCCGAGGTTATCGTCACGTTTGTGACTCCGAAGGGTTAAAGGAGCCTCCCTGACGTGGTACCCGGCCACGTCGACTTTGGGGAGGATCACTTGATCCTCCCCACTTTGGAGAACGAAGATGGCTGGCCTCGAAGACCTCACCCAGAACAGTTACTCCCAGGTCGATCCCTACTCACCCTACAGAGTGGCCTCGATCGACAATCAGCGAGTGTACATTCCGATGCCTCGATCGGACCCGAGATCGAACGTGCCGATGCCGAGGCCCAGCCCTCTTGGTGGCCCGGCTGGGGCGTTCAGTGATATTGCGGCTGGGGCGATGACTGGGATGGGCCAGGAAATGTCCTCGCTCGCGGGGCTTCCTCGCTCGTACATGGAGGCCATAAACAAAGGAGGTTATCAAGCTATTCCGGACTGGCTCATCAAGAAGCTCCCGACCGAGGAACAGGCCGCCGAGCAACTCGCCAAGTACAAACGGTTCCTGCCACTCAGCGATGCCGCACTTGCGCGATTGGGACTTGGTCCTCAGACTACGTATGGTGAGTGGGCTCAGAAAGCGGGGCAGTTCGCGCCGTTCCTTCCAGCTTGGCAGCTTAGGGCGCTGAGACCCCTTATTGGGGGAATCTATGGTGCGGAAAGTATGGCACCTCCATGACCGCATTGTTGCCAGATCTGTTACCTCCCTCAACGTTCCTGACGAACGCTGATTTAATCACGCCCGAGTGGTATGATTGGCTACGGAGATTTCGGGCAGCGGTTCCGGTGGCGCCCCCGACAGTCACCAATTACGCCCATAGCACCTTTCTCCTTGCAGAGAAGATTTGTTCCGATCTTGGCACGCCACTGGTCAATGACAACGGGGTCAGTGACCAGAACGCCAAGTTGCAGAGCGCGATCAACTTCGTAGCGGCTCAGAGGTCGGCATTCGGTATTACAGGGGGTGGGAGACTGCAGTTACCACCCTGGACCATAGGCTGTTTTGGTGGAGGTAATCCACTGAAAGTGCCCAGTGGCATTACACTGGTGGGTCAGGGCCAAGGACAACTGTATAGGGTCGGAGTGGCATATCTGGATGGTGGGGTGGGAGTCCCACACTACACTCCAGTGCCGCCTCCATGGATGCGAACTGCATGGGGAACGAAGCTCAAGAACGTTGGACCGGCTACAGGTGGGCCTGGAATTTGGTTAACTAACGGCGACACCAACCTGGTTCAGGCGCCGGGCGTCGAGAACCTAACGATCGATATGAGTGGGCCTGATTGGCGGTCGACTCCTGGATCGTCGTCTGGGGCTCCAAATGCAAGCCACAGGATAGCAATTCTCCAGAACAATAACTGGGGATGCACTATACGGAATGTGGATATTTGCTTCGCGGGCGAGGGCATTCGCTCGGAGGTCGGAACCGCCCCGTACAATACCCTCACTGTTACCTCGCACTACGAGAACGTTCGGATAGGTAACGTCTACAACGGGATAGTGATAAATGGATCGCCTCCTGGAACCGCGGTCGCGGACAGTCGGTTCTATCATGTCTACGTCTGGGACGCGGAGCGAGCGGCGCTGGATGTAGTCCGTCACTCGGACAACGTCTATCACTTTGGGTGTGACTATCGGGCCAACGGCCCAGGCTCAGCTGGGGCCGGTGCGATCCTGTTTAACAGTTCGAACGAGAGTGCCGCGACCACCGCGGTCTACCATACGTTCTATGGGTGTGAGTGTGTGGGGGCCGCGAAGCCAAGTCAGTTCCCGAATACTGATCCGGGGTGGCCACTCGATCAGTCCGCCGCGATGGTGATTAACCAGATCGGCAACCATTCGTTTGCCTGGGACGGTCATTTCCCAGTCGGTGGGATTATTGGGGCCGGAGTCCCGAACGCCTGGTTCCGCTTTGCGGGCCAGTCAATGCTGCAGACCGATTTCTCGTTGTGGACCGGAAACGTGCTGTCACCTGGTAACAACACAGGTATGGTCCCGGCCGCGGTCTCGACGATGATCAGGATCGACATGACCGATTTCTGTCGGGCTGATCTGGGACCGACCTATTTGCCGCTCTGTATTAAAAAGGCCCAGGTTTATTTGCGGTGGAAGCCAGATGCCGCTGGAGATGTTGCATACATAACTAATCCGGATACTCATGCAGTTATGGCATCAGTAACGGCCTCCTCAAATGCGCGCCAGGAGATCTGGCTTGACGTACTTCCGTGGATCATCGCGAATAATTACTACTCGAATACTAACGCCGGGTTTCAGTTAGAATACTCAAACGTAACCACTACCGGCCCGTCGTTCGAGAAGTGCGTGCTCCGTATCAAGTATACAAACATATAGGTCACAGTATGTCAACCGCTGTCCAGCTAACCAAGTCCCGCCTCGAGTTGACCAGGGAGGTCGCCAACAAGCTTCGCATTGTTGGCACGGGCCAAAGCCTCGAGCCCGAGTACGCGGAGGAGATCGACTCGCGGATCGATCCCTTGCTGTTGCAGTTATCGTTCGATGGGATCTGCCACGTCAGTAATACCGAGGAGATTCCGGGGGAATGGTACGATCCTCTTGCGAGCTTGCTCGCCAATCTATGTGCGGGGATGAAAGGGGGCGCGTTCGATCCCCAACTCAAACAGTACTATGAGATGATGCTGAAACGGATCACTTCATCGAAACCGACGTTCGAGGTGATGCAGACCGAGTACTTCTAATGGTGGACATAGTATTTCCGAAATCGAGTGCGCCGGGCGAGCGGCCTCAGGAAGCTGGGGGCAGGCTGATTAATGCGTTCAGTCGAGATATGCCCGAGGGCGCGCCGTCGAACTATGCCATACTGAGGACGCCAGGGCTGTTACGGAAGAATATCCTGGCGACAGACATCCATACTCGTGGATTCCTCGATTGTGGGGCGACGTTGCTCTGGGCCGTTAACGACAAGCTTTATGCGGTCGATGGAGGGTTCAATCCGACCTCGCTTGGTGCCTTGGCCGGAACGGCCCCGATCACTATGGCGAGAAACTTCAACGCCACGCCTCAGAACCTGGCGGTCACAGAGAATGGATGCTTTGTGTTGACTACGTCGGGCGCCCCGGTCGCCTACAGTGACCCTGATCTGCCCGCGAGCCCGACGAGTGTTTGTGAGTTCGATGGATACTTCATATGGACGTTTGGGTCAGGGGGAATTTGGGCGAGCGATCTCAACCA